ATTGGATGAAGAAGAAAGAAGGCAGATAATTTCTAGGACCATGACAACAGAGGATGTAGTGTTATTATGCGAATCAGCCATTTCTTCTGATGACAGAACAAAAATAGGAAGCATAGTTATCTATGTTGGTCAGTTCATGAAGCTGCATCCCGTGATAGTGGCCATGTTTGACAATTTCTTCTATTGGAAGAGTATGAGTCAGAAGGAGTTGTTGGAAAGAGCAACAATTAAAATAAGTGACCCAAAGAGCAAACATCATGTAATACCATTTGGAGAATTTAATCAAAAATACTTTACTTCCAACACTAAAATAGGAACAACAATAAAAGGAACATCTGTTGCCCCAAACATCCCTAGTTCCACTTCTTTTGTTGGTCTACAACTAGAAATGGCAAACCATTTGAAAACCCTGATAGCTGACGGTATGACAACAAAGGGAGTCTACATGATATCTATAGAACAAGCTCTATTGCATTATGAACTGAGAGGGGCTAAAGTGCCTTCTGACTTCAAGGTGATGAGAGAACCTTTGACGATATTTAAGATACCTCAACTGGGTTTTCATGTCCTTCAACCAGAAAAGTTCTGTGGTATCTTTGGCTTTGATTTTGGTTTGTACCAGTTGATGAGCAGAGACAATTGGTCAGCATCAGCCATAATGCATTACGGAAAAAACAAGCCTTTCAACTCTAGGGAATCTTATGACGCATTTTCAGTTTCCAACTCCATTGATTTTAAGATAGGGAGTGCCAATAGATGGAAGAACTTCATAACAGGAATAAATAAGAGAATATATGAATTGGCAACAGACTTGCAACTAGAAAAAGCAAGAGAAAACAAATATATGTACTTTAAGAAGAAAGGCAGATCGTTGTTTGAAAGCCTTGCCTTCATTCAGGATAAAGCTAGATCTGAAGGATTTCAAAAGTCTTACTTGGAGACAGACCAGCTATCTTTTGTGGCCAGTTCTGCATACTGCTTGAAGATGCCTGTGTTTATAGTAAAAGAAACAATGCATAACTTAGAGAAATCCACAGAGGAAGACATTAGATCTATGGTTAAGAGTACAAATTTCATACACATTCAGAAAAAT